AATAGCTTACACTTATCAATTTAAGGAGAAATAACATGGGATGGAGCAGTGGCTCAAGAGTAGCAGATGATCTAATCAAAGCATTATCAGAAACAGTTGAAGATGATTATGTGCGAGAAGAATTCTACAAAAAAATGATTGAAATCTTTGAAGATCATGATTGTGATACACTAGACGAATGTGTTGGTGTTGACGCAGCATTTGATTCTGCATTTGAAGAATATACTGATATATCAGAACTTGAATGGGATGAGTCAGACGACGAAGAAATATAAGTCATAGCCCTCATACATAATACAAATGTATGAGGGTTACTATGACTTGGTATTTGAACAGTGAAGAATTTACTTCAGAAAACATAGGTGATTCTATCGGATTTGTATATAGAATCACCAACAAAACTAATGGTATGAAATATATAGGCAAGAAGTTATTCGTGTCAACAAATCGCTTGCCGCCTCTTAAAGGTAAGACACGCAAAAGAATCGTGAAGAAAGAGTCTGATTGGAAGACCTACTTCGGTTCATCAGAAGAAGTCAAGATGCTCGTTGAACAGTTGGGCGCTGATGCGTTCCATAGGGAGATCTTGTATGTGTGCAAAAGCAAAGGTGAGATGTCATATATAGAAGCGAAGTTGCAGTTCCAGTATGATGTGCTGTTGCGGGATGACTACTACAACGGCATCATCCAGTGCAAAATTCATCGAACCCATGCGAAAAGTTTGAAATTTATGCTTGACAATATTGTTTGATAATGCTATAACGTATGTGTAGAAACGAAAACATGGGATGGAAATGGAAAACTTTGTGAAAGATGAGTGCGCTCGGGTGAATGCAGTTCCTGCGTTGTCAGATTTCGAATGCACAATCCTCGAAGATGTGTTATCATGGATTCATACAGAATCTAAGTTCACTATTGATTTGACTACAAAACAAGCAATTATTGATTATTGGGACGAAAGGTTGAACTAATGTATGATAAAACTGTGAGTGTGCAAACGGGACCCGGATTTCTGGGTATATTGACCATTGTGTTCATTACACTTAAATTGACTGGGTATATCGCCTGGTCATGGTGGTGGGTTTTGTCGCCATTGTGGGGTGGATTTGCAATTGCTTTTACAATCTTTGCGATTGTCGTATTAATTGCATATTTGTTCGATAAATAAGAATATGCCCGTGTAGGCCAAAGGTAGAGTCAGGAGACTTAAAATCTTCACAGTGTCGGTTCGAGTCCGACCACGGGCACCATTTAAGGATCAATCATGAAAATTACACTTGAAGATGTCATTGAGATGGCAAAAGAAGCAGAGAAAGAGAATCCTCTTTTGTGGGAACATCTCAATCTAGATCAAGACATGGCATATCGTGTAATTGCTTCTGAAACCTTTGAAATGCTTAATGAAATTGATGATGCGAATGAACGGCAATTGACGTTGCTTGTTGCGTTTGTGTTGTGTCAGATGGAGAATTATGTTCTCAACGTCAAAATTGGTTTAATGAATTAATGCTCTTGTAGCTTAGCGGCAAAAGCTAGGCGCTCATAACGCCTTGATCGTAGGTTCGAGTCCTACCGGGAGCACCATCAACAAAGAGGTAAATATGTCTAAATCTAGTCTAGAATACACTGAAATGGCGGGATTAGCACAAGCGATGATTGGATTAAGATGTGTTCCCATTACAAAACAAGACGAAGAATGGATTGCTGTTACTAAATGGATGTCAAAACGTATTGACGAATTAGCAAAGAAATAGTGGAAGTGGGCGTTAGACGCAAGAGGGCCTTATACACCCTTCAGCAGTAGATGACTGTTCTCGACTAGGAGCGTAACCTAGCACTTCTACCATAAATAATATCGAACACCAACAGGGAGTGTAGATATGACTAAATATGCAATAGAACGAGATAATGAAATTGTAAATCATATTGTATTCGTAGGTAAAGGATTGTATCGTAAACATGATGTAATCCCACTTGTATTCAATACAACTAAGAAAGCACAAGAAATCGCTGATGTTCTAAACGGAACAGTGGTCGACTATGACGCATACATGACACAAGATTTTGCGATGGCTGCGTAAATACTGGTTGACAATATTACCTGATTATCATATATAATAACTATGCGGGTATGGTGGAAATGGTAGACACAGTTGACTCAAAATCAACCGCGCAAGCATGGGGGTTCGACTCCCTCTACCCGCACCAACATAATGAGGATGTGAAATGACTAAAGTTTACCTAAAGGCTGTGTTCTTTGTTGCAGTTACACTTGCAACCTTCGGTCTTATTCTCCCCTTTCTATTTTCTGCACGAGATGACTCCCTAGTACTTGCAGGGATCGTTGTGCTTGCTGCTTATCCTATATTTGCGTGGAATTATGGGATCAATGTTCTTAATCAAATCAAACAAAAGGTTTCTAAATAATGAAGTTTCGTAATGTAGCACTTGCTGTGTTGATGTTGGGTTCTGTCGCTGCTTGTTCGACTGTTCCTGCAGGTCACGTTGGCGTGAAAGTATTCCTGTTGGGTGGTGACAAGGGTGTTGATTCTGAGGAATTGGGTGTAGGTCGTTATTGGATTGGTCCTAACGAACAACTATACATCTTCCCGACTTATATGCAAAACTATGTGTGGACGAAAGATCCTACAGAAGGTTCGCCTAATGACGAATCTATTTCATTCCAAACTGCAGATGGTATGACTGCAAATGCTGACGTTGGTATCTCTTATTCAATTGATCCCGCCAAAGTAACGACAATCTTCCAGACCTATCGTCGTGGTGTTGATGAAATCACTGATACCTTCTTGCGTAATATGGTTCGTGATGCACTTGTAAAAGAAGCATCTAACAAGCCTATTGAATACGTTTATGGCGCAGGTAAAGCAGATTTGATGGCATCTGTGCAGAAAGATGTTGCTGATCAGGTTGGTCCTCTAGGTATCAAGATTGATAAAATCTACTGGATCGGCGAAATTCGGTTGCCTTCTGTTGTTCTAGATTCTATCAACAACAAGAATGCTGCAACTCAAATGGCGCAACAACGTCAAAACGAAGTTGCACAAGCAAAGGCAGAAGCAGACAAAAAGATTGAAGATGCTCGTGGTACTGCAGAATCAATTCTTCGTGTTGCCGATGCACAAGCAAAAGCAAACAAATTGCTTGCACAGTCATTGACTCCTGAGTTCGTGCAGTATCAAGCAATCACCAAATGGGATGGCATCCTGCCGAAGTTTACTGGTAGCGCCGCTGTTCCGTTCATTGATGTAACTAACGAAGCAGGAGGTCAATAATGGCAGCAAAATGGGCTGACACTAGTTGCGCTTGTGAAGTAAGCAACTTTGATCGTGTCGTTGAGTTCATGAAAACATTCGGGCAGGAGGTTAAATCCTCCCCCGAGTTCCCATCATATGTAAATCAAATATTGCGTCTTCATCTTATCGAAGAAGAATTTGATGAGTTGAAAGCAGCAATTGATGCAAAAGACATTGTAGAAGTTGCAGATGCTCTTACTGATCTTCTGTATGTCATCTATGGTGCAGGTGCTGCATTTGGTATTGATCTTGACGCTTGCTTCCAAGAAGTTCATGCAAGCAATATGTCAAAGTTGATGCCTGATGGAACTGTCTTGCGCCGTGAAGATGGTAAGGTTCTAAAAGGTCCGAATTATTTTGTGCCTGACCTGAAAAAAGTGCTTGACATTAAATAAGTAATCGTGTATTGTGATTATATGGTGATGGAGATATATGATGGCTTATGTGACTGTTGACGTTGATGTTGATCTCAGTGAGTTTGATGATCAAGAATTGATTGATGAACTAGAAGATCGTGGTTGGTTTGTCGGACCTGAAAAGGAATGGGAGCCCAACGCAGATCTTGAACACGACGAAATTACTGCAATTCTAGAGAAATTTCAGATGTCACTTCCAGGTAGCATCGGATACAATATCTACGAAAAACTACGAAAACGATGATAGAACTAAACGACCGCAATTACGCAGAATTTAAGAAGCAGTTTTGGGAATGGTTTGATACCTTGACCTTAACTGAAAAGATGAAATTCTGGTATTACGGTTCTGATATGGCAGAGTTAAACTTTTACAACAGAGTTTTCTCTAAACGTAATTAGGGATGATTACAGCAACCGTTTATAACGTAAGAGATCCTTCGGGATCATGCACAGCTCGTTAAATCCTGCGGGATCGAGCAAAACGCCAGAGTTAATTCTGGATATTGCATGAGAATACATGATAGTGTCAGTAGAAACTGAATATAGCATAGGTGAATCCAATGTCGCGGCAGATGAGTTTTGAAAGGTCTGCAAACGATAGTAAAATTAATTACGTCTCGCACATCCCGTAGACTTTTAGGTTACCTACAGCAACCCTTACACGCCATGGTGGCAATTTTTTTATAACAAAAAACCTAACGGTTCGATTCCGTAACTGCGTAACCTGCTGAATTTAGATTCAGTTCCGCCTACAATAGCTCGATAAGCAAACCCTATGAATCTGTGAAAAGGAAAATATAATGAACTCTTTTGTGAATGCCGTTAAAAATCAAGACGCTCGTACCGCAAATGGTATGAAGGCTCGTAAGTCGTCTTCTTCTGCTGCAGTTGATCTGTTCTTCAAGATCGGTGCGTCTCGTGGTAAGAACATTACCCCTGACTTTACTGCAGCATTCGTGGAAAACCGTGATTATGCAATCCGTATTGCTCAATGGGCGCGTGACGCTCGTGAGGGTGCTGGTGAGCGTAAGATCTTCCGCGATGTGTTGATTGACCTTGAGGTTCGTGATACTGACACCGCAAAGTCTCTTGCCCGTAAGGTCGCAGAGATCGGTCGTTGGGATGACCTCTTGGTCTTCAAGACTGCAGAAATGCAAGCATTTGCATTTGATCTTGTAAAAGAAGCGCTCGAGGCTGGTAACGGTCTATGTGCAAAGTGGATGCCTCGTAAGGGTGCGATCTCGGTTGCATTGCGTAATCACTTTAATTGGACTCCAAAGTTCTATCGTAAGCGTCTTGTTGAATTGACTAAGGTCGTTGAGCAAGATATGTGCGCTAACAAGTGGGATGAAATCAATTTCAACCACGTTCCTTCTGTGGCGTCTGCACGTTATAAGAAGGCATTTACTCGTCATACTGACGCATACAAGGAATGGGCTGCAAAGCTTGTTTCTACTGATCCTGAAGTCGCAAAGACCGTAAAGGTCAATGCTGGTGCGGTTTATCCGTATGACGTATTGAAGGGTCTGATCAGCCCTGCTGGTTATAACAACCGTGTAAAGTATGATAAGGCAAACTTGAACCACATCGTTGCACAATGGGAGGCTATGCCTAACTTTGTTGGTGATGCGAACATTTTGCCTATTGTAGATGTATCGGGCTCTATGACTTGCAAAGCAGGTGGTTACAATTCTAAATCGGAAACCACTTGTCTTGATGTGTCGGTTTCTTTGGGTCTATATCTTGCAGACAAGAACAAGGGTAAGTTCAAGGATACCTTCCTGACTTTCTCTGGCAATCCAGAACTTGTTCATCTTAAGGGTAATGTTGTTGAGAAGATTGATCAAATGGTCAAAGTTTCCTGGCAAATGAATACTAACCTCAACGCAGCTATCCAAAAGATCCTTGATGTTGCAGTTAATGGTAAAGTCCCTGCAGAAGAAATGCCATCAATGCTGTTGATCCTTTCGGATATGCAATTTGATTCTTGCGCTCGTTACGACGATTCCGCACAAGAGATGATTGCACGGAAGTATGAAGCAGCAGGTTATAAGATGCCTCAAATCGTATACTGGAACCTAAATGCTGCGGACAATGTCCCAGTGAAGATGGATGCGCGAGGTGTCGCCATGGTATCGGGTTTCAGCCCTTCTATTGTTAAAAGCGTTCTGTCTGCGGACATGGATGAGTTTACTCCAGAAGGTATCATGCGAAAGACCATCATGGCTGCTCGATACGATTACTAAAATAAAAACAAGGGGGAGCGAAAGTTCCCCCTTGACATATTTTAGAGGATATGCGATAAATGATTATGATGAAAAATAGGTGATGCGATGACAAAGAACATCTGGGTGATCAGTGATACCCATTTCAACCATGCTAACATTCTAAAGTTCGAAGACCGCGTTGGCAAAGCCGTTCGCGGTCAATTCAGTTCTGTCGAAGACATGAATGAACACATGATCCAGCGCTGGAATGAAGTCGTCAAACCAGGTGACAAAGTATACCATCTAGGCGATGTTGTTTTCGGTGACAACAAAGTAGAATGGATGGATACAAACATGCCACGCCTGATGGGTTCTAAGCGACTTATCTTCGGTAATCATGATGAACCTTCACACTTTGTTGGTAAAGGTCACTTCCAAAAGACATCGCTGTGGCGTATCTTCAAAGAGTTTAACATTCTGTTGACTCACGTTCCAGTACATGAATCTGTTGTAATGGAAGGTCGTGGCGGTTCAATTCGTCCTATGTTGAATGTGCATGGTCATATTCACCAAAACGAATCTCCTTCACAATTCCATCATTGTGTCAGCGTAGAACATACTGACTATTACCCTGTCAATATCGAAGATTTGGCGAAAATTGCAAATAAACTTTAAGGGCGGTTGACATTGCCCTTAATATATAATACAATGGTGATATGATGAGTAATCAACGACCAGGTAAAACACACCGTGCTGCTCTCGGTGATGATATGCAAGAGATGAAATTGAAAATCTTCTTTCGTACTTGCAAAGAGATTCTAGAATCCGCAGATGAACCTGCATCATCTGCTGCATTCTATTTTGAGCAGCTTCAAGAACATATCGAAGCGGGTAATACCCTTCCACAAGACAAGCGTGAAATTCAACGTTTGCTTGGCATATAACTAATATGCTTCCGTAGCTCAGCTGGATAGAGCAAGAGATTTCTACTCTCAAGGTCGTGGGTTCGAATCCTACCGGGGGCACCATTCTTCTTTCATAAACATAAGGTGATAAATTGGCTAAGAAATCTTCTGGTAAAACCTACACCTCTAAAGGTGAGCGTATGTCTTCAATTAAGACTCCGAATACTGATGGGGGTCAGCGTTTGCTTAACCAGATTAAAGCGCTTAAGCAAGGCAAGAACATTGTATGGTCTCTGCCCAATGTAAGCAAAGATGGCACTAAAGTGCATTCTTCTACTCGTATTGCTGTTAATGGCAAAGATTATATTACGAACCTCAAGCACATGAGTAAAGGGCAAAAAGAGGTCGAGGCATGATTGAAATCTATACTAAAGAGCAATGCATCTATTGTGCAATGGCGAAATCACAACTACAACTTCGCGGTGTTGCATATGTAGAACGTAAATTGCATGAAGATTTTGATCGTGAATTTGTTCTAGAAAAATTTGCACCTCAAACGACATTTCCGTTTATTGTTATTGACAATGTGTTGATTGGGGGTTATACTGATCTCATGGAACATTACAAAAAGGAAACAGCATGACACTAGAAGAATTTAAAGAATCAAAAAGCGCGTACCATACTTTTCTGAAGGGCAATGTTGCTCGTGTTAAATTCAAAAAAGTAAATGGCGATATTCGTGATATGCTTTGCACATTGCGTGAAGATTTGATTCCTGCGGTAGTAAGCGAACCTACAACTTTAGTTAAGCGTCAGCATGAAGGTAATGATGAAGTCGTTGCTGTATATGACATTGAGTCAGAAGGTTGGCGTTCATTCCGCATTGACAATGTAATTGAGATGACTCTTGTGTCGGAGTATTTGTAATGCCAATTGCAATTGATAAATTTTCAGGATCTGCAAAGGGCGGAACTGAGTTGATGAAAGAGAAACTTGCAAAAGCAATTTCGACCGAGTTGTTAGACAAGTTTCAAATCTTTGTTTCTCGCGTCCATGAAGAACTCTCTGACAAGCATGTGCGTGTTCTATGGTTGCATGATCTTCCGGGTGATCCTGAATCAGAACATCTTGCTAATGGCGGATGGTCACGTTTCCATAAACTTGTATTTACTTCTAATTGGCAGATGCGTGGATATATTGAACGTTACAACATTCCGTGGTCAAAGTGTATTGTTATTCGCAACGGAATTGATCCAATCGAATGGAAAGAGAAAGATCGTTCAAAGATCAAACTCGTATATACGCCAACACCACATCGCGGTTTGAATATTCTCTATTCAGTTTTCACAAAACTAGCAGAAGAATATGACAACATTGAACTTGACGTTTATTCGTCATTTAAATTATATGGATGGGATGATCGTGATAAACCATTCAAGGACTTGTTTAAAGCGTTAGAAGATCATCCTAAGATCAACTATCACGGAACAGTTTCTAATGATGAATTGCGTAGATCATTACAAGATTCGCATATTTTTGCATATCCGTCAACTTGGGCAGAAACTTCTTGTATATGCCTAATGGAAGCAATGAGTTCAGGTCTTGTTTGCGTTCATTCTAACTTTGGTGCATTGTCTGAAACTGCTGCCAATTGGACACATATGTATCAGTTTCAAGATACCCCGCAAGATCACGCAAATATTTTCTATACAGTCCTGAAAGCTACTATTGAAGAAGTTAAAGGAATGGACGAGAAAAGTTATAATAGCAAAATTTTAACCCAAAAAGCATACGCTGATGTATTCTACAATTGGGAAATGCTACAGCAACAATGGTTAGCATTGCTAAATTCGTTGCAGGATTACTCGACAGAAATTGTGAAATCATCTGGGCAGATGTTTGAATATAGAACATAATGCAAAAGAATTCTTTTGATAAAATCTACATGGGACCGGAGAACACACACTCCGGTCCTTTTTACCATAAGCAAAATTTGCCTGTTAATACATCAGTTTGGATATATAATGCAAAAGAATTAAAAGCTGTGTTTAACAGCGGAAAGGTTTCCTTTGAGTAACATAGTTCAGTTCCCAAAAGAAAAAAGAGGCAGTCCTCCTCAATCATTGGATGAAGTACATGACAATTTAGAAAATGTCAGACATGTCCATGTTGATGAGACAATGGCTATTATTGCAGAAGTCATATTTGACAATCTAGCAATATCTGGATTTAACTTCACACCAGAAGATGGATCCTATGTCAAAGATGTTGCGCTAGCATTCGAGGCAATAGCATCCATGCTGTATAAATATCATTCGATGGATTATCCCTTACAGGTCGTGGCAGATCAATTATTTACTTTACAAGACGATGGAACTGTGATATTTTCAGGTGTGGGCGACGAAAATGATGATGAAACAACAGAGGAACAGCCTGGTTAAAATCGAGCATCATATAAATATAATAGAAATAAACCAGGACTGATGATGCGATATTTCGTATACGCTATAGGAAAATTAGAAAATTTAATTCCGCCATATGCTGAATGCTATATAGGGGTTTCTAATTTTTTAGAAAGAAGATGGAAAGGTCATGCGAAAAGTAAATATACTATAGGTAAGTATATAAGATTGCATGACCTAAAATTTAAAAACAATATGATTGTGATACATATGGGATCTAAGGAAGATTGTTTTGATATTGAACGGCAAATGAGGTCATTGCCTATGATGGGTCTCAATGAAGCTATAGGTGGTCATGGCGGGTTTACTTCATATTCTGATGAAAGAAATAAATTAGTTTCGGAAAAATTGAAAAACAGAAATATGACATGGGCAGATAAAGTTTCTAAGACAAGAAAAGATAATGGTGTTGCTAAAGGAATTAGAAATCCTAGTGCTAAAAAATGGCAATTGACATCTCCTGAAGGCAATGTTATAATGTGTCATGGCAATTTACAAGAAATGTGTGATGAAAAAAATATTCTTATGTCGTGTTTAAAAAGATATATGGGTTCTGTTGTTCCTGATATAAACACAAATGGTTATGGCGGCTATCGTGCCAAGAATGAAAATTCAAAGCAACTCAGAATCAATTCTGTTGGGTGGCAATTAAATCTATATAATGGAGACTGAAAATTATTATTCTTGACCTAAATCAAGTGATGCTGTCGAACCTTATGATGAGTCTAGGTTCACATACCAATACCAAAATTGAACCGGATTTGATCCGCCACATGGTATTGAATTCCATTAGAATGTATATGACGAAGTTCAAAGAAGATTTCGGCGAACTCGTCATTGCTTGCGACAATAAACGCTATTGGCGCCGAGATATCTTCCCCTATTACAAAGCAAGTCGCAAAAAAGATCGTGAGAAATCAGATCTTGATTGGAAAGCTGTATTCGAATGTCTGCATATGATCCGTGCAGAATTGACTGAATACTTTCCCTATCGCATTATTGATGTTGATGGTGCAGAAGCGGATGATGTTATTGGTTCGCTTGTTCAACACTTCGGCAATAACATGATGGAGCCTATTCTGATTCTTTCAGCAGATAAGGACTTCATTCAACTACAGCAATTCCTAAATGTAAAACAATTCGATCCTATTCGGAAGAAATATGTTTCGCACAATAATCCAGCCCAATATACTAAAGAGCATATCTTGCGTGGTGACGCAGGTGATGGTGTTCCTAATGTATTGTCACCCGACAATTGCTTTGTAATTGGGACTAGACAGAAACCTGTTACCACAAAGAAACTTGAACAGTGGTTGCAGATGCTACCTGAAGCATTTGGTGATGATAACTTGTTGCGTAATTATAAGCGCAATCAGCAATTGATTGATCTCAACTTCATTCCGGAAGAGATCAAAAAGAATATCATAAATCAATATGAGACCCAATCAGGCAAGGGTCGCAGTAAACTGTTTAACTATTTTGTGCAATTCAAGTTGCGAAACTTAATGGAATCAATTGGAGAATTCTAATGCGTTTAGGCATTGCAGAAGTTCTGAAAATGGTATCAGAACAAAAAACTAAAGAAGAAAAGATTAACATCTTTCGAAAGAATGATTCGTCGGCATTGCGAACTGTTTTGAAATATGCGCTTGATCCCGCAGTCAAATGGGCATTGCCGCCAGGAGCACCTCCCTATAAACCAGCTCCATATCTAGATCAGCAGTCAATGTTGTATCATGAAGCTCGCCGTCTATATTTGTTTATTGAAGGTGGCAATCCCGCTCTAACACCACTAAAGCGAGAAACACTTTTCATTGGATTGCTAGAATCAATTGATCCTCATGATGCTAATTTACTAGTAACAATAAAAGACAAAAAGCTACCAGTCAAAGGCATTACTACTGCAATCGTTAATGAGGCATTTCCGGGTCTAATCTAATGGGTAAATCTAAACAAAGCAAGTGGTTCGATGATAGTTATGAAGATGAGCGTAGCCGTCTTAATACATGGGAGCAGCGCCGTGCTGCTAAGCGCATCGCATGGGAACAAAAGAACGTCACAATAGACGAATCTGCTGAAACCGATACTAGAGCCTCGAGAAGGGATTATGACTAGTGCCAACTTATCTTTTTAAGAATAAAGACACGGGCGAGCAATGGGAAGAATTCATGGGTATTTCCACAGCGGATAAATATCTCGTGGAAAACCCGCATATAGAAAGAATGGTGAATGGGTTTCCTGGAATGGCTAGTTCAGCAATGGGTGCGTCAAAAACAAAACCTGATGATGGATTTAGAGACGTTCTTCGAGAAATTAAAAAGAAATCACAACGGGGGATCTCACGTAGTACTATCAATACTTTCTAAATGCAATAACAATAAAAAAGAAGAAAGAATGGATCAACAAACATTACAGCAGAAACGCTTGACCCGCAAACAAAAAAGAATGATGCAACAGATGGGTGTGGAAATACCCGAAACTGAAGTAAGATATTCTTTAACACTAGATGAATTTAGACCTTTGACAGAAAATCAAAAGAATGCCTATCGTTCATATAAAGCAGGTAATAACCTACTTCTACATGGATTGCCAGGAACAGGTAAAACTTATCTAGGAATGCACTTTGCAATTAAAGATGTTCTATCGTCTGAAACACCTTACGAAAAGGTTTATATCATACGATCAACAGTACCAACAAGAAATCAAGGTTTCTTGCCTGGTAAAAAGCAAGATAAAGAAGCAGTTTATGAAGCACCCTATATTAGAAATGCTTCAAAGATGTTTAGAACTGCAAATGCTTATGCACAATTAAAGCAAAAGGGAGTTGTTGAATTTCTATCTACTTCTTATTTGCGTGGTGAGACATTTGAAAATTGCATTATGGTTGTTGACGAAATTAATAACATGACTGGTCACGAATTAGATTCAGTTATTACTAGAGCAGGTGAGAATTGTCGTGTAATTTTCTGTGGTGATGGACGTCAAACAGATTTTACTCGTGGTGAAGATAAAGAAGGTTTGAGAAATTTCATGAGAATACTTGACAATATGGATTCTTTCGATTATGTTGAATTTGAAGTAGATGATATTGTCCGTTCGGGACTGGTGAAGGAATACATTATTGCTAAGCACAAACTTGGAATCACGACATAAACTTTTTAATCATAAGTTTATTGATAAAATAGAACTAGAAGCTAACTATGAGACGGGACAAAGGCGCTATCTATTACCAGATGGTTCTCTTGTCCCGTCTGTCACTACCGTGCTTTCATCACTCGACAAAGGTCATTTAGACGAATGGCGTAAAAGAATTGGTGAAGCAGAAGCAAATAAAATCACAACTCAAGCAAGTAATCGCGGAACAGCGATCCATCAACTTGCCGAAGATTATTTAATGAATAAGGAGGACTACCATGTTGGAGCGATGCCAATCAATCTTTATGACTTCCGGAATAACATCAAACCATATCTTGATATCCGAGTTGATAACATACTTGGCATTGAATACCCTCTATTTTCAAAGCGCCTAAAGACAGCAGGTCGCACCGATCTTATTGCAGATTGGGATGGTAGCCCTGCTATCATTGACTTTAAAACATCTAGGAAGCCTAAAAGAGAAGATTGGATCAAGAATTATTTCTTGCAAGCGACTTGTTATTCGCTGATGTTACAAGAAAGAACTGGCATTGCGTGTCCAGATATTGTCATTCTAATCTCAGTAGATGACCACGAACCGCAAGTGTTTCATAAGAAGCGCAAGGATTACCTCGAGGAGGTTGTTCACATCTTCACGAATTATTCCGCTTGACATATTTTTCAATATGCTGTATAATGAATTGTGATGAAGGAGAACATGATGAAACAGTATGTTATCACTATCTACGAAGGGCTATTGAAGATTGGTCAGAAAATCGAGTATGACGCAAAAATCGCTGGATATATTGCTGATTGGTATCAAAGTCAAGGATATGAGACACAGGTGTTTGAATATGAGGTGAACTAATGGAACCAGAGACTAAATGGTATTTAACTGACCCGCCAAAACAAATCAACATTACTTGGAAATATGCACAAAAGGAAGATGACATGAACGAATTGTATGAAATTAAACTCGGCTCTGAAACCGCTTATGGTTATAAGTTGGCAATGAACTCTGAAAACAAACTTGTTATGGAGATCAAAGGCACTGGCAATATTGTCGTTGTCTCTCCTGATGATGTAAAAGAGATTATGCCTTATACCATCAGTGTGACTTCTTTCAGTGGTGATGCTCAACGCAGCTATACTATTGAAAATGGCAAAGTTGCAGTCAATGATATTGTGTTGCATATGCCTAAAGGTTCAAAAACGATGGGTCTTGGAGTTGTAACTGCAATTGACACCAAAGTCAAAGGCGCTGCTCAATTCACTGGATCGCGTCTAGTTTCCGAACTTATTGTATAATAATTGATAAGGGGGAGTTGCATCCCCCTTGTTCCTCATTTGGAGATATAAGATGGATCAATACAATAAAATGCCGCCGGCCGTTCAAGAAATATTCGATTCTCTTGTCGCCGATAAAATGCTGTTCGGATCTCGCTCAATGGCGGCACGCTGGGCATCTGAAACTTTTAATCCTGCAGTTAAAATCGGTTGTATAATTGCCGATGACACCGATTGGGATATTGCAGCAGAATTTAACGCAGAAAACATTGTAGCATTACGGAATGCTGGTTTTACTTCTAGAGAAGGGGATGAGTTGTATGCAAAAGATGATCTAACTCAAATCATCTTTTCGAAAAATATTGTTGATGATCCTGGCGATATTTTTGCCCAGATTGTGCCTATTCATGTTATTTTGCGTAAAAGAAACTCTTTCTTCATGACTGTATGGGATAACATTGACGCAGAATATTACTACAATCACTTGTGGAAGCGTGGTCCTAAATTTACAAACACTCGATATAAAGGTCACAGAGACTTAGTTAAAAAGGAAATTCGTGACGCAATGAACCAATTGTATGCATCTGCTGAGTTTAATGAATTTAGTGATAACCCAGTCAAGGCTCATATTTATGACTTACACTCCTAAAGAATATAATCCGTTTTTAGATTGCACAATTGAAAAGAATGAAGATACGGGTCGATTCCGTATTTCATCTAAATGCTGGACTGTTGAGGTTCCAAGTAAACCTGCTGGTATGCGAATTGTAGAAATCATTCAAGCAGCTTACAGGAATGGTGTTGCTGATAATCAAAAAGCAATCAAAGAAGTGTTAGGAATAAATGATGTCGTTGATTAAAAGTATTCGCAATATCAATGTTGGTCATCAGTTTGATCGCACTGATCCTCGTTATAAAATTGATCTTTACACCGATAGAAATCCAGAAGTCAATCGCACACAAGGCACAAGAGAATACCAACTTGTGGCAAATCTTGCATACAATCAAGTGATCTCTATTGAGATGATTCAATATTCTGATCAAAGTTACCTTGATTATGTTATTGACAATATGAAGGAGAATGTGATACACTCAGTATATGGTGAGTTGCAAAAGGACTTGGTAGAACTGATGTATATCACACATAACGAGTTATCTAGTGTTGATCCGCCAACTGGCAAATCATTAGAGAAGATTGGTGAGATTATTAAGAAGATATCATTATGATTGACGGGCAAACTATGATGAAATACTCTAAGTTTATACTCAATGAGATTAAACCTAGAGCAGATAAACTTAATAAGTCTTTAGGTGATTTTATCCCCTCAGCTGGTGCGTTCCATCTATTCATGCTAGAACAAGAAGGTAAAACACACCGAAAACAAACTAGAGAGTTTCTAGATTATGTTATGAAACCGACTGAGACGCCCACTGATGTTATAGTCCTGATTACTGATTCTTTAATCTTACACTTTATAATTCTAATGAATAAAGAGAAGGAGTTGCAATAAATGGCACTGACTAAAAATGACCTAGTAATCGGCAATATCGTCTATCGTATGGTTGTAAATAATAATGCATTTAGCCGTAAGAAAATTAAGATGGTAGATGATGCAGGATTAGAATGGTTTCGCTACGATAAATCTCTATGGACTTTTCGTGTAACTGCAATGAAGTTTTGCGGATCAATTAAGCAAGTAGTTCGTGGTGTTATTCGTGATGGTTGCCAAGAAGAAGATCAATACCATTTGCAATATCTTCCCGATGCAGATGGAAAAGCGGAAGGTAGAGTAGACTATTGGCGGGAATCAGAATTGCTAGAAACAGATCCTGACGATGAGTTTTTTACTAATGAAGATACTGCAATTGCTGCTGGCGAAAGCCGATGCGCTAATTACAATGAAAACTAATTGCTTAAAATAACGCTTAAAATAAATCAACCCCTGCATCTTGTGGTGCGGGGTTTTTTCATACAAGATCTCGCCGCAAGACGTGCTAAGAAGGTAACCCATTGAGAACCCATCGAAATTTTCGTGCTTGACATCTTTTCCGGAATATTCGATAAACAAAACATGGAAACGAAGGGAACGAAGAAAATGGCAAAGTTTGACACCGCGACCGTGACCCGCTGGGCGAGCATGGCAGAGACCTTCCTGGAGCGTGCTGGCGATCCCGGCACCACGAAGGACGTCTATCTCGGTGTCGAGGCATGGACCATCGCCCACCTGTCGGGCATCACCAGCGAGGCCCATCACGGCCGGGCGGTCACGGACGCGCATATTGTGACCGCCCTCAAGCAAATCTTCCCCAATGCGATCTTCAAGGATCGCTACTCCTACTAGGGGTTGACATCTTTTCTCGAATATTCGATAACACAAGAATGGAAACGAAGGGAACGAAGATGGAAAATATCGCTGACCTAGTCGCTACAATCTATGACGAAACCGGCATCACTGTGCAACTGGAATGGTATCACTCCGCCGGGACCTGGATCGCTAAGATCACCGAGGATGGTGACGCCCTGCTTGATCGGAACGGCGAGTTTCACTTGATCGCTGGCGGTGATACCCTCGCCGAAGCCCTCGAGGATCTGGATGATCGCTGCGCTGTTGGCAGGGGTTGACATCTTTTCTATTTAATTCGATAACACAATAGAAGAAACAGGGAGAACGCCATGGATTACCAATCTGCTGAAGCAATTGCTATTCGTCTCGAAGGCATCCGCCGCCGTGCCGATCTGTTCGGTCAGGACCGTGACAGCGTGCTGCTCGAGATCGAGTTCCTTGCCGAGGATTTCCGCAAGTGGGCTGCGAAGATCGAGGAAGAGATGGTCGCACAAACCGCTTGACATCTTTTCTGGAATATTCGATAACATAATAGTAGAAACGAAAAGGACACAAGATGAACGGCTGGAAGAATCATGCGACCTGGAACATGAACTTGTGGTATGGCGATGTCTTCGCCGATCTCGCCGAGAATGGCATGGAGATCACCGGCGACTCGCTGCTTGAGTATGTCTATGACGCAGAAGGGCTAAACGCTATGCCTGTGGGGTTCACCCGCGACGCTGCCATGCTGACCTTCAACTCGGTCGACTGGGACGAGATCGCTGCACACTATGTCTTGCCCGAAGACGAAGAAGACGCTTGACATCTTTTCTGGAATATTCGATAACACAATAGAAGAAACGCGAAGGAGAAACGCGATGGGTTTTGAAGATCTGATGTGGAAAGTGAGCGAAGCGGTCGAGGCCTTCTTGAGTGAAGCACGGGAGGTGTCCGCCTCGGAGCTTGGCCTCGACCAGCGTGCTGCATGGGGTAAAGTTTGCGTCACTCCCGAGTGCCTGGCAGTGCTTGCTGATAGCGAAGGCAGTCTCCGCTACTATGGCGGTTTCGAGTATGTCAGCAAGGAATATCGGGTTGGCATGGGCGAGTGGGTTTTCTACCTCGCCGAGGACGACCGTGTCCGCGAGCATCTTGCCCATGTCTTCCCTGAACTGCGCGATGGCGAGTGGGAAGACGAAGATGCCGCTTGACATCTTTTCCATTTAATTCGATAACACAATAGAAGAAGAGGGAGATCGAAGATGGCAGTCAAGTTTGTCGAAGGGTATAAGGACCCGGCATGGCCCGAAGTCAAAGAGGCGTTCTATCGCAATTTCAACCCCGACGACTGGGATAGCATCACCATCGCCAAGACCCGTGCGACCGTGAAGCGTCACGCTGAGCAGCGTCTGGTGTGCGACTACGCTATAAAGAAAGTGGGCGACGACTGGTGGGCTGTCAATTATCACTCTTGACATCTTTTCTGGAATATTCGATAACACAATAGAAGAAACGGGAAGGAACCCAACATGACTGACCTGCACGCTCAAACCGCTGCATCCGTGACCGATGCCTTCTGCCAACTGCTGATCGCCAAGCACGGGCACGCCTATGCTTCGGGCTATATCTCCTCGCTGCTGCTGTCGCTTGTGTCATATACTTTGACTGGCGAACAGCAAGCAGAATTCGCCGCTGACATCTCGAAGCGCCTGTCCGATGAAGTTCGCAAGATGTCCGCCTAGGGTGGTTGACATCTTTTCTGGAATATTCGATAACACAAGAATGGAAACAAAGGAAATGACCATGACACTCCACAAGATGCTCGCTCGACTGATCGCCAATGCCCAGGATGCTGCTGTCGCGGGTGACATTGCCCGCCAACAGGCCTGTAATGACATTGCCGGTTTTGTGATGGATGCCATCGCTCGCCACGGTAACATGAAACTGGATTTTCCTGGTTGACATCTTTTCTGGAATATTCGATAACACAATAGAAGAAACAAAAAGGAAGACAAGAATGAGCACTCGCAGCATGATCGGCATGGTCGAAGCAGACAACTCGGTGTCGGCGATCTATTGCCACTGGGATGGATATCTGTCGCACACCGGCAAACTCCTGGACCAGCACTATGACTCGGATGTCAAGATCGCTGAATTGCTCGCCATGGGCACTCTGTCGATTCTAGGTGCTACCCCGGTGGTGCCTGTCACCATACAACTCGCGCAGGGCACTCCTGCTGTTCGCTATCAATCTGTCGCTGCCTACCGCGAAGCCCTCGGGCACCACGGTGATGAATTCCGCTACCTCTGGGATGGCGAAGCATGGTTCTATATCGGCGCGGGTCGCACGGTGTGGGATGATGTCCGCGAGGGTCTGAAAGACGTACGTGGCGTGACTGCCTAACGTCTTGAGAACGCAGCACAATTCC